ATTGGCAAGGCTGTTAAGACCCTTAACGATCAGATTCAAAACGGTTATTCAGTTCTCGGAGAAGTGGATCATCCAGATGATCTAAAAATTAACCTGGACCGTGTGTCACACATGATAGTTAATATGTGGATGGACGGTCCTAATGGTTACGGGAAGTTGAAAATACTTCCAACACCAATGGGACAACTAATCAAGACGATGCTAGAAAGCGGAGTCAAGTTAGGTGTTTCAAGTCGCGGATCCGGAAACGTCAAAGATGACGGATCCGGTGAAGTATCAGATTTTGAGATTATCACAGTAGATATGGTAGCTCAACCTAGTGCTCCTGGAGCATATCCCACACCAATTTATGAACACCTGATGAATAATCGCGGTGGTCTAAGTGCCTTGCGTATAGCGGAAGAGGTGAAAGGGGATCCTAAGGCACAGAAATATCTCAAAGAGAGCTTATTAGCGATAATAAGCAGACTCCAATAACAAGGAGAATCATATGTTGGATGCACTAAAAAGTTTATTTGAAAACAATGTGATTTCTGTAGAGATTAAAGAGTCAATTGAGAAGGCGTTTGAAGCTAAGGTTAACGAAGCTAAGGAAACAGCCGCTCAACAATTACGTGAAGAGTTTGCACAAAAATATGAACACGATAAAGCAACAATGGTTGAAGCAATTGATCGTATGATCACTGATCAACTAGCTGTTGAAATCGTAGAATTTGCCGATGATCGCAATCAATTAGCTGAGATGAAAGTCAAGTATGCTAAGAAGATGAAGAAAGATGCCGAGATGATGAAGGAATTTGTTACTCGTCAACTAGCTCAAGAAGTTCGTGAACTTCATGAAGATCAAGTAAGAATGGCAAATAAGTTTGGCGTGTTAGAACAATTTGTAGTTGAGGCTCTAGCTCAAGAAATTACAGAGTTTGGTCAAGACAAGAAGGATTTAGCAGAAACTAAAGTTCGCTTAATCCGTGAAGGTCGACAAGAAATCAAGAAGGTAAAAGAGCAATTTGTAACTCGTGCCGCTAAGATGGTTCAAGGTGTTGTAAGCGAAGGACTACGTTCTGAAATTACATCATTAAAAGAAGACATCGAAACAGCTCGTCGTGCAGATTTTGGTCGCAAGTTATTTGAAGCTTTTGCTCACGAATATCAAGCGTCTTACCTAAATGAAAAATCGGAAACATCTAAATTACTCAAGGTTATAGACCTGAAAGATCAAGCTATGCAAGAGGCCGCTAAGGCAGTCGTACAAGCTGAGCAAATCCTAGAAAGTAAAGATGCAGAGATCCGTGCTTTGAAAGAAGCTAAAGAAAGAAAAGAAATCATGAGTGAATTGTTGGCGCCACTTAACAGTGAGCAAAAGCAAATCATGAGCGAGTTGATGGAGTCTGTGAAAACAGAACGTCTAAACGAAAGTTTTGAAAAGTACTTGCCAAGCGTTATCAATGGTAATGTTAGCAAGACTCCGCAGAAGAAACAGGCACTAGTAGAGGCTAAAGAAATAACCGGAAATAAGATTTCCAACAACCAAAATAGCAGTGGGTTAGATGGTGACAGTAGCAATATTGTTGACATTCGTAGACTTGCTGGACTAAAATTTTAAGGAGAAATTTAAATGTCAGAACTATTAACAGGACGTTGGGCAGAAACTAAGGAAGCCCTATTAGAAGGCTTACAAGGCACAAAAAAATCAGTAATGGGTGTAACCCTAGAGAATACTCGCAAGTATTTGATGGAATCTCCAACTGCTGGTGCCACTTCTGCTGGTAACGTTGCAACTTTAAATCGCGTGATTCTTCCAGTAATCCGCCGCGTTATGCCTACCGTTATTGCTAACGAATTAGTAGGTGTACAACCAATGACTGGTCCAGTAGGACAGATCCACACATTGCGTGTGCGTTATAGTGATACATCAACTGGTGCTAACGTACTAGCTGGTGAAGAGGCATTGAGCCCATTCAAGATTGCTAGTGCTTATTCTGGTAACGCTAACGACGCTTTTGCTAAGGCAGCTTCAACAGCTACTTTAGAAGGTGTTGCTGGTAACCGTTTAAGTATTCAAATCTTGAAGCAAACTGTTGAAGCAAAAACACGCAAGCTATCAGCTCGTTGGACATTTGAGTCAGCACAAGATGCTCAAGCACAACAAGGTATCGACGTTGAAGCAGAAGTAATGGCTGCTTTAGCACAAGAAATTACAGCTGAAATCGACCAAGAAATTATTTCTTCATTGATTTCTTTAGCTGGTACTGCAACACAAACTTTTGACCAGTCACAAGTTTCTGGTACTGCAACATTCGTAGGTGACGAGCATGCCGCTCTAGCTGTTCAGATCAATCGCGTAAGCAACTTGATCGCTCAAAGAACACGTCGTGGCGCTGGTAATTATGCTGTTGTAAGCCCATTTGCATTAACAATTCTACAATCTGCTACTACTTCAGCTTTTGCTCGTACAACAGAAGGTACATTTGAAGCACCTACAAACACTAAGTTTGTTGGTACATTAAACAATGCAATGAAAGTGTATGTTAACAGCTACGCACAAGATGCTACACCAATCCTTATCGGATACAAAGGTGCAAGTGAATCAGATGCTCCTGCATTCTATTGCCCATATATTCCTTTAATGAGTTCTGGTGTTGTTCTTGACCCATCAACATTCGAACCAGTCGTTTCATTCATGACACGTTATGGTTATGTTGAGTTGTCAAACACTGCATCATCTCTAGGTAACGCCGCTGACTATTTAGGTCTAGTTGCTATCACTGCCGCTAACGTTAAGTTCAGCTAATCTGATAACCAAGAGGTTAATTAGTAAATTAAAAAGTCCACTTCGGTGGACTTTTTTTTTCGGTAAATATATGATGACTACCACACAATTTTATAATCCGCAAACAGTTACAAATGTTAATGTATTAAATGAAATCATTAATACTCCTAGTATTGATTGGCAGTTTAATAAGATTATATCAGAAAATAATTATGCAACAAGCAAACAACCGTTGTATACCATTAGTGGTATGTGGATGGAAAAGTTTCTTAGTAATACAAGTCAACTGTGGCTGACTAATTTAAAAATTCCATTGAAGGCAACCGCAGTACAGGGTATAGAATTTAAATTAAATCTTTTACGTGCAGGACGAATTGAAGATTTAGTAATACAATTAACACTGGGAGGTAATCTTATTGGAAATAATTATGCCAGTTTAATTAATCCTGTACAAAGTAATATGTATACAGGTGGAGGTCCTAACGATATTCCGCTAGTACCTGTGGGTGATTTTAATATATATGGCGGTCCTGCAGATTTATGGGGTACAACTGGGCTTACAGCGGCCAACATTAGTGATCCTACATTTGGAGTTGTAATTAGTTTTAAAAGCAACAGTATATACCCTCACAGAGACACAGCTTATATAGATCAAATAGGTGTAAGAGTTACCTACGCATAAATACATAGTAACAACTCACATGGGGTGAGTTTTATGCAGAAATCCAACTGCGTACGGCCTAGAACGCCGTGTTTTTCATAAGGAGAAAACAAAATGGGACGTCCTCTTAATAAAAAGTACTTTGGCTCACGTAATGCGTCAGCATCAGGTACATATAGCCGCTCTGCCGCAGTTGATGCCGGCATTGGTGGTTCAAATATTGCAAGTCTTGCAACAGGCGGTACACTAACAGGTTATACATCTGGTGCTCCAAGTTTATCAATCTTTGGTCCACAACTTGCTAACGGTGTACAAGCTACGGCAGTTGCAGTTTTAACAGCCGCAGCCGCAAGCATAACAAGTGGTGGTACAGGTTATCCAGCATCAAGTACATTTACAGTTTCAGTAACTGGTACAAGTGCTCAAGGCGGTGGTACAGCAGTATTGAACGTTACAACAAACGGTTCTGGCGTTATTACAACAGTTAACTCAGTAACTTCTGGCGGTACATGGACTGGCGCAACATCAGGTGCAACAGCTTTAACGGCAGTTGGTAGTACATTTACATCGGCCGCTACATTCACACTAACATCATTCACAATTACAAGTTATTCATTAACTAACAACGGTGGTGATGGTTATTTAGATTCTGCAGATACTAAGACTATGAGCATCACAGCAACTGACGGTAGTGGTAACATTACAGTTAGTTCGATTGATGAAATGATTGTTGGTATGAAATTTACACCAAGCCAATCAATCGGTGGGTTAACAGGTAGTACAGCTTACTATATCAAAACTGCTAACACAGCAACTAAAGTAGTTACAGTAAGTACTTCAGTTACTGGCGCAGGTGTTGGTACAGCCGCATCAACAACATCACAACCTAACAGTGCCGCATTGGCCGCAGTTAGCCAAACAGCCGGTCAGTTAACATATACAGCAACTACAACAGCTCTTCCAGTAGGAACAGCGATTGCAGTAACAGGTACACTAAGTGGTAACTTAACAGGTGTAACAAGCGGTACAACATATTATGTTAGCTCAGCAGTTGCTCCAACAACTACAGCAGTTACATTAAGTACATCACTAGCAGGTGCTCTTGCCGGTACAGGTACTGTAACAGTTGGTGGTTCAACATCAACTGGTTTGACATTCACTTATACTGTAAGTGATTCTGTAACAATCGCTGGTTACACTCCAGTTGTAACATTAAGTTCTGGTTCAGCTACAGCTACAGCTACATTAGCCGCTCAAGTAACAAGTGGTTACACAGGACGTTACGAGCAGATTATTGCTAACGCCAACATTGGCGGAACATTGTATACCGATTGTGACATCATCAAACAAGAAGGTTCACGTACATTCCGTGTTATCCAACAAGGTGGTACATTCCCAGGTACATTGTGCAGGCTAACAGCAGTTGCTGAAAGCAGTTTGACTTCAGGTCAAATGGCAATCATTGCTACTGACAGTGCTGGTGGTATCTATGCTGTATCTAAGTTAACAAACCGTAAGGCATACTTAACTCCAATTTCAGGTACACAGTTTACTACTGGACAAGCGGCACAATGGAATTTAACAACTCCGACCGCTAACGTTTCAGTAACACTAGATAACGCTTAATAAACTCAATGGGGACTTCGGTCCCCAATTAGGATTCTAAATGACAAGAGTTGTAAAAACAAACCAAGGCGATTACCACGTATTAGTTCAAAATGGTGGGACAATTATTCTTGACCCTACTAGTTCTGGTCAAGTAACAGTCACTGGCAATCTTGTTGTTAATGGTACAACTACTACAATTAATTCGAGTACTTTAAACGTTGAAGTAAACGTATTACAAATCAATGCAGGACTAACTACTAACGGAATTCCTAGTGCATTAAGTTATCAATCTGGATTACAAATAGATAGGGGTGTTGCACAAGCGGCAGAATTATTATTTGATGAATCAGTAAGACATTATGATCCAACAACTGCTATAACTGCAACAAGTTATACTGCAACAGGATCAGCAGTAACATTTAATTTTTCAACACAGAGTTCTGTACCATTTCCAGTGGCTTCAAACGGAAGTACTGGATCTACCATTGTAGTTGCAGGGTTTACACCTTCAACATATAACGGAACATATACAGTAACAGCATGTACTACTAGTTCTGTTACATTTGCCAGTGCTGTGACTGGAACTATTACAACATTAGGTACTATCACTTTAAACAAAGGTGGTACATTTAAATTACAAACTGCTGACGGATCTTTGAGCGGATTAGAATTAAGAACAATCACAAGTGACGGAAATAATACTTTAATCATTGACATGCAAAGAGGAGCTCCTACTTTGCGTTTGGCTAATAGTACAACAGCCGCAGGAGTTCCATATTATCAACGTGTGTTAAGTGGTGACGATATTCCAAACGTGCAATGGGTACAAACTTATATCGCATCTAACTATACATTAGGTTCAAGTACACCAGGTACTGCTACAGTTCAAACAATCCAACAGCCAGTCGGCGTTGCTATTGGTTCAGCCAATAGTGCTATTCAAGCGACCAGCTCAGGTCTTTTATTCCAGATAGCTGGTAGCACAGTCGTTACTATTAACAGTACAGGTGCTGTTTTAGGAAATTTATCAGTTGGATCAACAGCTAATCCTAATACTATTTCAAACTCTACCAATGCTAATTTAATTTTAACAACACAAAGTTCAACTTATCCTGTAGAAATTAATGCAGTTGCTCAGTTGGACAACCAAGCAAGCACTCCTACTTATACTAGTGGTGGTACAAAATTATATTCTAGTACTACAATTGGCCCAGGAAGAACTGGATTGTATTTGGTCAATTCTACCGTACAAACCGCAGACGAATTAATTAGTAGAAACCGAGCAGTACTGCTAAGTATTTTACTATAAGGACATAACATGCCATTAACATCACAGATAATCGGAACAACAAACACAACAGTTTATACTAGTACCGTAACTAGTCCTCAAATTGGTAATGCTATTACTTGTATGATTGTTTGCAACACAAGTGGATCAACTGCATCAAATTTAACATTGTATGCAGTTCCTAACAATGGCGGATCAGTAGGTACTGCTAGTACTTCTAATATGATCATTAATGCTCTTGCAGTGCCTGCGGGTGAAACTGTAAGTTTAGATCAAGAGAAATTAGTTTTGAGTTCAAACGACACAATCGTAGCAGTTAGCAGTCAGGCTAGCACTTTGAATATAACCATAAGCACATTGCCAGTATAATGAGATTTCTTAAACAACAAACTCTTAGTCGTCGTGCAATTTTTGATACTACTGTATATTCAGATACAGCAAATGCCAACGTCTATATAAGTCCTACCGGTGCAGGAAGCCTAGTACTTCCTAACGGCACAACTACACAACGTCCAGGTAGTCCAACATCTGGTATGATGCGTTATAATACAACAACTAACGAAGCAGAAATTTATCAAGGTAGTACGTGGAGAGCTTTGCGTTTTAAAGAGGCTACACAAATTGTTCAACAAAATTTAGGTGCTGGAGATAGTTCTAGTACATACTTTGGACCTTTGAATCCAGTATATTACAATCCAACAAATAAATCAAGCGATGTTACAAACTTTGGTGCACAAAATGTTTTAGTCTATGTTGAAAACATTCCTCAGTTGTCAGGTATCAATTATACAGTTGTTCAAAATCCTACAATCATAGATGGAACTTATACACCAACATTGAGTGTGGCTGCACCAAGTGGTTCGACAACATTATATTTTAATACAAGTGCTAATGCATCTGGTGCAAGTTGGTCAGGTAGTGTGGCAACATTAACCTTTACTGGTTATTCATGGGTACCGTTTGCAGTTGGTGCAACTATCACTGTGACAGGATTTACTCCAAGCGGATACAACGGAGTCTTTACAGTAACAGCTAGTACAAGTTCTAGTGTTAGCTATGCATTGGCAAGTAACCCTGGAGCAGGAACAGTACCGGGAACAATTACAACTAGCGGAACAACTAATGGTTATGCAACGTTTGTAGCAAGTCAAAGTACAACTGTAACTGCTGGTTCATTTATTCTAGGAACAACTTATACAATTACTTCAGCAGGTACTACAAACTTTACATTAATTGGCGCGGCTAACAGCAACGTTGGTACAAGTTTTGTGGCAACTGGCGTAGGTAGTGGTACAGGTACCGCAACAACTGTTACTGGAGATATATCTGGAGCAACAGTAACAGGTACAAATATTCAAGCAAGCACTATAATAACAGCATTCACAACAGATCCAAACACAGATGCATTGACCAGTATTACAATCAACAAAGCAACTACAACAAGCACATTGGCAGTTAATACACAAATTACAATTACTAGTTCAAGTACACTTGAGTCTGGTTATTATTTGCAATTTACTGCACCAGTACCTTACGGAAAAACAGTTATTGCATTACTTGGCTTTGACCAGTAATTAGGAGCCTACCATGGGGCGAGAACTAGGTAGAATTAGCGGTCCGTTATTATCGGACAATTTATTACGTAACGGTAATAACCTCGCCATTGACACTCAAGTTTTGTTTTTAGATGTTAATAACAAACGTGTCGGATTTAATACAACTACACCAGTTAACGATCTTTATACTCCTACTGCAATAGATTCGGTCGGATTAACAGTTGATTCTACTGCCGACCTTGGCAATTTTGTCATTAGTACAAATAATATTCAAAATGCTGTTGGCAATATTACTGTTAGTGGAACAACGGTTACTCCTGGTTTAACTACAAATAACCTATATTTACGTAGTAATATTATTGGTAATAATGTTGCAAATGACAACATTAATATTACTGCGAACGGTTCAGGGTCAATCAATTTATCTAACGGAAATTCTAGTGTTCAAGTTACAGTGAGCGGAAATTTACATGCTACTGGAAATGTAACTTTTGATGGAAATTTAACTTTAGGTACTAGCAATAGTAACACTATCAGTTTTACAGGCGAAATTAATAGTAATATTTTACCATCAACTACTAACACCTATACGCTAGGATCTAATACAAATCAATGGAACAATGTTTATACAAATTCTTTTAGTGTAGGATCTACTACAGTTCCTACAACATCTGCTACTACATTTAATGGCGGACAATTAAGTTTTAATGGTAGTACAATTACTAATACTACAGCCAGTACAAACACACAAATTTTGCCTACTGGTACTGGTATAATTAGCCTAAACGGCACTCAGTTTACAGCAGTAAATCAAAATAGTATTACAAATCCATCGACGGGTGCGTTTCAATTTGTTCCAACGAGTAACGGATATTTCCAGTTTGGCGGTACGGATGGGGTAGCAATTCCGGCAGGAACAACAGCCCAAAGACCATTCAACGCTACTATAGGAATGATAAGATTTAATACAACTTTGGGCTATGGGGAATTTTTTAATGGCGGATCCTGGCAAGCCATTGGCGGAGCCAGTGCTACCCTAAGCCTTTCTCAAGTACAAACTATTATGCTTACAGATGCCATAATATTCGGCAGATAATAACCCAAAAATTAAAAACAGCTAAATACATTGATTACGAAAAATGACCAATTTTTCGTATGGTTAAACAGTGGTAAACCCGCTAAGAGCGTCCAGCTGAAAAAGTGGTTAACCGTGAAACACGGGGTATACGGGAGCGTAAATGGCTGTTGGTCGAATTTCAGGTCCGCTCTTAAAGGATAATTTGCTTCGTAACGGGGTCAATTTAGCCTT